GCTTTTTAAACCCTTTAAAGAACGTGTTGGGCTTACCAAAAGTAATTAGATTTAAGTTGTCGTGCTTGCCGTTTAGCTTAGCCGCAGAAAGTTCCGCTAAAGCACCCCCAAGGCTATGCCCACAAATCAACGTGCGCTTCTTGTAATCAATGTAAGGCTCGATGTCATCCCACACTGACGCGTGGGCCGCGACAAACCCGGCGTGACACAAGCGCCCGGCATAAGGAACAGGGAAAGGGACTAAGTTAAATGCCCAGTCGCCCACTTGTTGCGTGCCACGGAACACAATAATGTCTATGCTTTTGCGCTGTACGATAAAAGCCGTAGTAGACGTAAGACTCGACTCAATCTTAGTCGCATCACGATTGGTCTCGCTATACGCTTTTATTGACCAACTACAGGCCATGTTAAGAAGAACCGGATCTAATTTCATGTTTACCCTACCGCTACAGCAGCTATATAAATGGCAGAGCCTGCACACATTGCCAGTGCAAACAAGGCAATAATGACGTTCTTCAGCTCGCGCTGCCGCTGTAGCTTCTCACGTTGTATTTTTAAAAGCTCACGCTGAGCCGCAGCCCTACGGTCACGCTCTTGCGTTCTAATTTGCATCATTTTTTGATACATAGGCGTCTTGCCTTGGGCCATGAACATCTTTTTAATCTGCGCTTCGTATCTGTCGCAAGCTATCTCAGCCTCAACTATTCTCAGAGCGTAGGACTCTACGGACTGTTCGCCGTAGGCCCCGTTTGGCTTTCGCCGGTGCTCTTCTCTCGCTTCTTGGACTTTCTCTTTGGCATCGTAAAAATCGCCAACTTGTCCCAAAATTTCATTGGCCTGCTTACCTGTGTCGATTGCAGACTGTATGAGGTCAAAGGCTTTCTTAGCCGCCCCTAGTGCTAGTCCGATTTCAATCATTGCTACTTCTCACTTAATTGTATACTGCGTATGCCTTTTCCCAAAGTACAAAGTCTTGAGCGTATTTTAACTCTATCATCTGAACCACTTCGTGCGAAAGCAATGACTTGTAATCTTTTGGCTCTTGGCTAGTTTTGCGCACATGTATCCTATTATCAACCTTACCCCCTAAAGCCGTTATATCTGCAACAGCATACTCGTGTAAGTTTTCTGTATTCCATAGTTTTGCGTGTTCTGGGAAGTAACTAGATTGTAATTTTTTTGAATATTCAGGGTCTATTTTTTCGCCTTTAATACAAGCACTATAGCAAAACTCGTTTAGGGCTTCGTCAATTTTCTCAACCCTCAATGCTTGGCTTCTTTTTTGTTCGTAGCAATAAATAGAACAAAGCCTGTCAACAGGGTTTCTAATGACAGAGTAGCAGGGCATATTGTCTTTTATCAGCCCTTTTCCAACTAGCTCTTCGTAAGAAGAATGTACGTTAACGCTATTTTGACTATGAGAATTTTTAAAAAGTAAGAAAGCTTTCTCTATATAATCTTTTGAGTGCCTCTTGAAATGTTTTTCCATTTCAACCCAAGAACTAAAAGGCGTTTCTACTTCTACCGTATCTTTACTTTTGTCGTAAAGCCCTGAATTCAAAAAATAAAAAAGGGCCGAAGTAGAACTTGCTTTTGGGTTTCTTATAAATACAAAGTTATTTGATCTACATATAAGCATTAATTAAACCTAGAATAAGCGTTCTCCCAAGCTATAAGGTCTTTTTCATACATCTCTAGCGTTTTTTGTTTTCTATCTTCTGAAAGATTTTCTAAGTAATAAGTAGGGTCATTATCGCTTTTTCTAATCTCCAATCTTTCTATTACGGTGCCACCTTTCGCTTCAATAAATGTTGTAGCATGCTCGTGTATGTTTTCTATGTTAAAAAGTTGAGCGTGGTCAGGATAGTAAGAGGTTTGCGCTTTTAAACTGTTTATAATGTTTTGATTATCCGGAATTTTGACAAAAACTAAATCCCATGAAGGGTCTGGCTCGGACATGTTAGTTTCATTCCAAGTGTCGGAGTCTAAATAGTACCCATATTTTGCAAAATTTTCTGCGGCTACTATTTTTCTTCTTACGTTTGCATAATAGTAAAGAGAAGCAAGCCATTTTAGGGGGTGTCGTATAGTGCCCACCCAAGGCATGTCAGCAGGAGCTTGGCCACCCGCTACTATTTCCGCGTAGGTTTTCTGCGCCTCTTTAAGGTAGTCGTATCCGTACAATTCCCTAGGAAGTTCGGAATATTTAAGATTGTTGTGCGCATCGCTATAGGCTTTGAATTCTTCCCAATTAGCAAACCCGCCTTCTAAGGTGTAAATGTCGTTATCTGTGTCTACAAGACCCGACTCCAGAATATACATTTCTAACGAAGCTCCGCCTGTTTTTTGGGCGCGAGTTACGGCGAAGTTATTTGAGTTGCATATAATCATTTTGTAATTACCACCGTATCGGTATCTTCAAAAAATAGCATGGTTCCCTCACAGACTATGTTCCAATCTGGTCCTTCTTGCTCACTACGGGAGGGCACTTCTATAATAACATGACGCGCCAGCCATTCAGTGTTGTCTTGTAGCACCCGCCACACGTGTTCTTCTGTACCTCGCCCCGGTTGGCCTCGGGATTTATTAAACCTTATGCGGTATTTAAGCATTGGGCCTTGCCGGAAGCTTAGGGTCGCAGTCAAAGTCCGGGCATAAACAAGCGGCGTCTAGTGCTAAAAGATACTCGCTCCAAGCTGTTTTTTCGCCAATAGTTATTGCGGAATTACTAAGAGCTGTGTTGGCGACGGCTTTTTCCGCTTCTACACGGGCTTTAACTTCGGCCGTTCTGATCGCTACCTGCTCTGCATCCGTAAGCTGAACCCAACCTTGATCCGCATAAGCAGGGCCAATCCACGACAAATTCCCTATTTTGTCTAGAAACCCATGCAAACCAAATATAGGACCCCAGTTATTTGGAAGAGGTCCTGCTTCGCTTAGTGCTTTGTTTGTTGACAGCTTTCTTAGTTGCCACATTTTCTTTCTCCTTAACCTCTGCTTTTTTACGTCCGGGTTGTTCCTCGGGGGTAGGAATGTTTGCCCCTACTTGTTGACTCAAAGCCATGTCGTTCACAAAAGGCGGAAACCCCACCCCCGGCAAATATTGTTCTCCGCGGGCATAGGCTAACTCTTCCGGCGTAACCTTCCAATCTCTCCAACTAGCAAAATCTTTTCTGGGTACAAGCTGTAAGTGGCACCCCACATTGGCAGAAAGTTGGTGTATTAACTCTATGATTTCTACGGGCTGATACGTATTCCATAAAAACTTACCAGAAGCACTGCGCATGGTTATTTCCGTAGTGCCTCCTCCCGCCGTTCCTACAGTTATTGATTGAGCACGCGAGTCATTAGAGTCCATAGCCTCTAACTGGCGAAGTTTTTGTTTTAGCTCAATTTCTTTTTGGATTTCTTTTGCATTCATACTATTGAGTGTTCCAAGAAATATTTATTTGTCCATTAGTTGGTACTGTAACAGGGTAGCACCCTACGGTTACCGGCACACAATTTGACGTGGCTGGGTTACCCGCAGAGCCGGGGTTACCCGCAGAGCCGGGGTTGCCGGGGTTGCCCGCACTACCGTTAGAAACAGCCGGGTTGCCGGGGTTGCCGGGGTTGCCCGCAGTACCGCGACCTCCGCCCCCTCCACCACCGCCGTTGCTTGACCCTCCGCCTCCTCCGCCCCCTGCCCTAAAAGCGCTGGCGGCTGAACCGGGAGTCGGGTTTTGTTGAACACAAGCCCCAAGTGGGCTAATATTAGCAATACGTCCTCTCCCTCCCGGACCACCTCCGGGATTTCCTCCCGTACCGGGCGAACCGCTTTGGGGGAAGCCGCCCCCTGTTCCACCCGGGTTAGTAACACCTGCTCCTCCACCACCCCCACCGGATATTTGGTAGGACGAAATAGGGCCGGGAATTATATCTTCACTGCCGCCTTGGCCGCCGCCACCATTTCCGTTTCCACCCGGTCCGTTATTAGGCGCCGTATTGCCCGCAGGTCCCGGACTGCCTGCATTACCCCCTGTTCCACCCGTTCCGGGAGTTCCGCCAGCTCCACCTGTTCCGCCAGCTCCACCAGCACCGGCGTTACCAGAAGTTCCGCCACAAAAATTAATACAAAATACGCTTGAAATGGCTCCCGGAGTTCCGGAGTTTCCTGCACTTCCGGGGTTCCCCGGATTTCCGGGGCTAATAGGATTAGGGTTGCCGGGGCTGCCCGGATTTCCGGGGCCAGAACCACTTCCACCGGGTTGCCCGCCTCCTCCGCCAGCTCCACCTGCTCCGCCAGTGCCGGGGCCGCCCGCAGCGCCCGCATTACCTGCCGCACCATTTGCTCCTGCATTTCCGGCATTCCCCGGATTTCCGGCATTCCCCGGGGTTCCGTCGGAACCAACTCCCGTAACAGCAACAATTTCTAAACCTTCCGGTACGGTGAAAGTTCCCGGAGCGTTAAATGTCTCGCACCCCGCGACCACTGTCGGTTTACCCCCAAACAAACCTACTTTACTGGTTCCTATAGGCATAATTAACTCCTACGTAGCGAAGCCAAGAGCTTCTCGCTTATCAAATTTGTATTCGGCGTAAGGGCCGTTTTTAGATACATAATGCAGCATAAATTGCACGTTTATTTGCCCTTTAGGCAGTTCTCTTCGCCAATGAATAACTTCGCACCCTTTGTATATGACAGCATCACCGGGGTTAAGCATGCACTTTACGGGGTCATTGTCATTGCCTTTGTACTGCATCCATATAGGCCAAACCTCCCCGGTGCAAGCCACGTTTATGGTTACACTTATCTCACACGATTCTCTATCCGTGTGCTGTATAAGCTCCTCCCCTTCTTGGTAAACACGACTGAATGAGTACGTTGGCTCTAATAAAAGACCTGTATGTTGTTCTATAGCAGGCTGACACTGCTTTAACAGCACCTCCATTAAAGGGTCTGCGTAATAACCTAGTTTACTTGGCTCCCTTTTTGAAACATAAGGTTTAGGCTGCCACTCCCCGCGACGTATCTTGTTTTCAAAATACTGAGATATGGTTTTTATTGTTTTGTCGTCAACCAAACCTTCTACTTTGCAGTACCCCATACTTTGAAAACTACTCATGGTAGAACCACCCCGTGACAATATATTTTGTGTTATCGCCATAAACCGGATTTCCCCTGTGCGCGTGAGTAAACGACGCAGGCCAAATAACCATTGTGTTTTCAACAGGATTTATTCGCCGTTCTTGGTATAGAAACTCTGTCTCACCATTTGCTTCTATGGGTAAAGTGTTTAAATAAAGCATATAAACTAATCCACGATTAGCTTGGTCACCGTTACCTTGTTCGCCATGCCAAACATGGTAGCCACCTCCGGTAGAAGTCTTCTGCATTTTCATGTTGTTGCAGTTTATTTTTACTTCTTTAATAACCGAGTATTCGTCGCCGTAAACCTCAAAGCATTGCTGCAATCCATCAAAAAACAAATCTATAGTGTTCTTGCCTTCAAACGGTTCAAAATTTATATTCTTGCCATTGGAAGAAATTTGGTAGTCATTCTTTATATGTTTGGCCGCCCCCTCGCCGTTTTGGCGGTTAGTGCCCGCCCCGAGTGTTTGGTTGCGGTCAAACTCAGAAATTAAGTGCTCGCAAAATCCGTCTGGATACACTTCTGAAAAAACACCAATAAAATCTTTATATGCTCTTTTCATTTAAATGCTGGCCCCGAAATCCATGCTACCAATGTTTGTCTTGTACCCTTAGTTACAGGTGTTACTTGGTGCAGTGTCCATGCGGGAAATACAGTTATAAGCCCCCGCTTTTTTTCTATGCTTGTAGGCTCTTTCCTAGTAAGTAGCTGTAGGTCTCCACCCTCGTATTCGTTTGGGTGTGAAAGTTGTAACACCATAGAAAGCTTGCGCGATATTCCCGAAGCCCCAAAATCCTGATGCCAAACATAATTCCCTTGCCGTGCCTCGTGGTAGTTGGTTAACTGTATAGGCTCACCAAACCCGGTAAGCTCAAACCCAAAGTAGTCGGCATTTAAACTTGCCGCTACGTGAGATAAACGCTCAAAAACCCATGCACACTCGGAATCTTTGTGTAACCAATTAAGCTCTGACCGTCTTACTCCGTCGTTAACTTCCCCACCATTACTACCGCCAACCTGTGCTTCTTGCGTAGCTTCTTTTGCTTTCTGTTGTAGCCAATCAAGCTCTTGATCTGTAAATTCGTTTTCCCACCACGCAAACGGTTCTATTTTCCTTGAATACGGCGTCAGCAAATGCTGCATTAAATAAACCTTTTTCTTTGAGACAAAATAAAATGCACAAATTTTGTCGAATTATTAGATTGGTTTGGTGTGATCATATGAGGCAACCACGAGTTAAATAACATCATAGTACCTGCTTTCACGTTACTAAAGTGTATCTGAGGCGTGGCCATTGTAACTTGGTCGCTAGGCTGTGCCCACAAATCCGCCATACGTTTCCCGGGTCGGGGGTCATCAAATATAGGATAGGAACCCCCTTCGGGCACTTCTAAAAAGTAGAATCCCGATATTTGGCTGTCCCCGTGCACGTGCATAATATTACTGCCAGTACAAGCAAACTCTTGGCCCCACATCCCCGACACATAAAACTCATACTCGTCTGTAAAATAACCCTGCTCCTTTAAAATACTAACGCCCTTATCTCGAAAGTAAGAGGTCAGATACCCAAGGTCAGGGTCATTCGCCATGTGTACAGTCTGTTTAACCGCAGAAGGTTGCATCTGGTCATAGTATTTCTGGGTATGCTTTAAAGTCTCTTCCACCCACTCCAGCCGTTCTTCGAGGTAGATGGGCGATGAAAAATAAGCGTACGCTTCCATTAACTATTTACAAACGTGGTCAACTTCGCAGCTAAGGCAGTAACCTCTTCTGGAGTAATGTCCGTAGCTTCTGCTGCGGGTTTAGTGCGTCGGTTTTCAACTAGTAGGTCTTTAGCCATACGCACTAGTTCAAGATTGGCGCGCTTTGCTTCTTCCGCTGCTTGATTTGCTGCGCGTTGAGCCTCTTGCTTTTCTAAATTCGCTGCGCGTTGAGCTTCCTGAGCAGCGGTTACTTCAGCTTGAGCGGCGATTCGGACAGTTTCTGCAGCAGAACTATTCTCATTCCGCACATCTTCCATTGCTTTTTGAAACGCAAGTTCTGCTTCTTGTTGGGGTGTTAGTGCCATGTTAGTAGCCTCCTGGGCTGTCTTAAATTAAGATGTTGAGAAGTTTTTAGCGGGCAACGTGACATACCAGTTTGTGCCGCCGTCCGGCGAGAAAAAGAAGTATAAATCTACGTAGTTAGCCTCTGTGCTGCGAGAAATTAACCCGCCCGGATAATAAAAAGTACCGCCAGCAAAGGCCACTGTCCTATCCGCCGTTGCATCATTGCTAAGCAACAAAGTAAACGAAGTAGCCCTGTTTGACGTGCTGTTAGGCGTAGCCAATGTAATTGTAGCATTACCGTTTAGAGTAGCAGTAAAAAAGTTCCCGTCGTCACAATCAATAGTTACCGCTGTTCCAGTATTACCTAGGGCGGTCACTCCGTCAGAGAACACACCAGAGAAAAACACACTGGAGTCCATCGAAAGCACAGTATTTGCACTAGCGTTCTGAATGCCGGTAGTAATCTTAGGAGTGGTAAGTGCGGGAGAGACGTTAAACACCGCTACACCTGTACCTGTTTCATCGGTCAGAGCAGTAGCGAGGTTGGCGCTAGACGGTGTGCCAAGGAAGTCCGCTACTCCCGAACCAAACGAAGTAATTCCTGTACCGCCATTAGCAACAGCAAGAGTACCCGCAAAAGTAATAGTGCCCGAGCTAGTTACCGGTCCGCCTGAAGTAGTAAGGCCCGTAGTGCCACCAGAAACATCAACACTTGATACCGCGCTGACAGTGGGATTAGCGTTAAAGACCCCCGCGCCAGCTCCTAGGCCGTCCGTAACGACCATGACCTTAGAGGCGTTTGGAACGTCTACCGTATTACCCGAACCTTGTTTAATCCTAATGGTTTGGCCACCAGAAGTAAGGTTTTCGATAATCCACACTTTAGATATTGTGTTTGGGCCAAGCGTAACCTCACGAGTTGCTGTCAGGTCTACCGCTGAGGTAAACTCAAGCAAGAACGAACGGGTGGAATCTGCAACGCCATCCGGCATTGTAAAAGTTTCATTGGCGTCTGCGGCTAGATCCTTAACACCTGCGCTAAAACCGTCCGTAATCAGCTCAAGGTTAGTGTTGGTACTGGTGCCCCACGTGCCGTCTTCATCACCCGTGGTGATCTCCTTGAGGCGGAGGTTGTTTACATAAGTAGCCATTAGGTTTCTCCAGTACTTATACTAGTGTACTGCCACCGGCAGCGGGTATTGTAGTCGCGTAAATCGTTGTATTCTGTCGTAAGTTTAGTGGTTCGCCACAATCTGAGCAAGTATCGGAGCTTAGTTCCGTCTCGTCTACATCATACCCGCAATTATGGCATACCACTTCAATTTCATGCTTAGGGTCTATTGTATCGCCCAAGGTTTTTGCTTCGTTTAATATCTTCATGCTGCTATCTCCGTCCAATTAGCGTCTCCGCCCGGAACTATTTCACCCCAAACAAGAACTGTTCCGGACTGTCCTATAGCTTGTACTCCTGTGACGGAGACTATACCTTGTGCATTTTCAGAGGTTTCACCAAGTATTACTGTACCCGTAACGCTCGTTACGTTAACTGCTAGAACTAAATCTACGGTAACAGTGCCCAGTGCCGACGTTGCTTGCAGGCCGGTTTCAGGAATTATAGCATCTGCTGTAACGCTTACCGTACCTAAAGCAGTGGTGCCTTGAACTCCAACGAGACTTACTCCCGCACCTTGCTGGACATTAGCAGATCCTAGAGCGACAGTGCCTTCAACACCGGTAACAGAAACGTCCGCAGCAGCACTTGCCACCGAATTTCCGAGTGCCGTAGTGCCTTCAACCCCAGTGACCGAGAATACAGCGGTGCCCGTAACTGTCGGGTTACCAACCTCCCCCGTAGCGGAATTACCTAAAACTAGGCCGTTCTTATCGCCTTGTACTACGGTATTGCCAACTACAAAGCTCGCGGTAACTCCTGTAACGGCTACATTCGTCGCAAAGCCTTCAATTACGGTTACGGAACCAACTTCACCTGTAGCGATTGGCAGGGCATTACCTTCGCCCCACGAATCTGTACCCCAAGTGCTGAATCCCCAACCGGCTAGTGGAACCGTAACGTCAGCCATTACAGTCTACCTTAAGCGATACGTATGATCGCGTTGCTCGCGTCAGCCGCTGGGAAGACAATAGTAAAGTCACCCGCCGTAGAAGTCTTATCCGAACCGAAGTCCAGAACTGCAACAGCAGGGTTAGTGCCGCCGTTCGCCAAGTAGATAAGCGCACCACGAGCAGTAATAGTTGCCGTAGAGAACGTGAGATCGGCAAAGTCCAAGAACGCTGTTGTGCCGCTCGAAGCTGGATTTGCTGAAATAGTCAGCGTGCCGCCGCCAGCAGAGTAACCTGTGCCCGAAACCTCATTGGTCGCAGAATACGCAGTAGTGGTTGCGCCTAGCGTAGCTGACGACGTGTAAAGGGCCAGTTTAAAGACCTGTGACGTGCCCGAAGCAAAATCAAAGTCTCCACCAAGGATTTGAACTTTGAATGATGTTGCCATAGCCTGTGAAATAGCCATTTTTCTTTCCTCTTTAAATTAAGCTTTATCTCTAATGATAAGTCCGGTTCGGTATGCATCGGTAACTTCTTTGGCTTCGCCGAAGTTCTTCAAAGATGTTACGGCTTCTACAAAACGTTTTTCATACTCTTGCATGACATCTGCTTCACCTTTCATGTAGGTATAGGCTTCAATCAAACAACCGTATAAAAGAGCTACTTCCGCATTTGTACTTAACCAAGTAGTACCACCCCCAAGACCGGAAGTTAAACTTGCCGGGCGATAGAAGTAGTGAAGCTCTACCGCAAATGCGCCATTTGGAGTAGGGCCTATTAAAAAATTACTAACGTCAAAATATGCGTAGTAACGCGGCGCTCCCGTAGTGGACGCATCCGGATTAAAAGATTGAACAAAGTTAACGTCTTTGTAGTCCAAAAAATGCTTGTCGTTACTTGCGTCGGTATACGATAAAGAAAATGGCGCTAAAAAATCGCTAGGTGCCGAAAGATATTGATTACTTGCCGTTAGGTTTGCCGTGGCGTTTTTACGAAAAAGAGTAAGCTGAACGTTCTTTAAAATACGCTCTTCCGCCACGCGTATAAAAACCGGCAAGTTATTCACAAAACTTGTTTCTTCGTTTTGCGTGTAATCTTGTATTGCCGTTTTTAATTGATCGTAAGTAAAACTCATGTGGTTACCACCGTAACACTACCAACTTGCCCAAAGGCCGTAACTGGGCCTAAACTAGGATCCGTCACCAAAGGAAGACCTGCATAAATAACGGTAGGTTCTACCCTATCCGGGCGAGCATCGCGTAAAGCTTGCGGGTCAATAACTTTGCGGCGAGGGTTAAGTTGAGGCTGTTTAACCTCAAACTCATCCCGTCCCACAAGCATCCCCGTCCACTCTTGCTGCATGTCGTTAAGTCTGTAACGAAAGC